TGTATAGGCCTCTGTCAAATTTTGACGTTATTCTTGATAGTTTAAAGTTGTTCATAGTATTCATTTTATATAAGCTAATATAATAAAAATAATTGAATTAAAAAAATTCTGGGTGAAAAGTTATTAACAATTTGTGGAGAATATCGGAGTCGAACCGATGACCTCTACAGTGCAAATGTAGCGCTCTAGCCAGCTGAGCTAATTCCCCATTAAATCAAATCGTAGTGTTGGCCAGTTTTAACAAGCATATTAGCTTTAACCATTTCTTGCATAATTGCCCAACTTTCTTTCCAGTTACTGTCTAATCTAAGACCGTGACCTCCTTCAGATATAATTACCTTCAACACCTGGTCATGTCTAACAGACTTGCTACCAAGAGACTTCATGATTCTAGTTATTAAGTCTACGTTTGGTTGATTAAGAGTTATCTTTTTAGTTTTTGCCTTTTTGATCTGCTTAACTTTTTCTGATGGCTCTTCTTTTACCATTTTTACTTTACAAGTTTCACCTACAAGAACCTCTTCCATTTCAGTGTTTTCAAATAATACCTGTTGTTGAGGTTTTGGAGTTGCTCTTGCAACCTTTCTATTCTTAATTAAGTGCGGATTCTTTTTGAGTCTACAATAAACAGAATACTGGCAAAGACTTACTTCAGTACCATAAGACTTCAATTCATTCTGTTCATCTTCAAATATCTTTATTCCACTGGTAGAGGTATAGTTCCACAGTTCTTTATGAAACTCAATATCTAAAATTTCTTTTTGATTTTCTCGTATCCAAACAACTCTTTCTCCTAATGGCACATCCTTCTTAGATAAACCTGGAAACATGAGTTCTAGAGTTTCACAAGCACCCGGGCCTGGAGCTACAAATTTAGAATCGTGACTAAAATTAAGTTTAGGGTTGACAGAGTTAGATGTTGAACAGTGATAACCGTAATAGTCTCCTATCATGTTTTCACCTGTTAAGTATGCAAAACCTTCACTTAAGTCTTTTGCTTCTCTCATACCTTGCATTACGGTCTTTTTTGAATTGTATCCAGATGGAAGATGTGTCCAAGATGCTATCCATTCTGATACATTAGACCATGTTCCTTTATCTGCGTGTCTAGGGTCTCCTAAATACCAGCCATTAACGAATCTTCTGCCAGCTGTTTGAATACTAGTATGAAGTTCGGTTGTTCCCCATACTTTTTGCTTATCTTCTTTTGCCTTAACTGCTAGTTCTCTAAGGTGTTTGGTATATTCTCCAACCTTTTTTGTCTCTTTAAATTCTATTTGCTCTTGACCGAGTTTAACAAAATCTATATGGGCCTTTTTATCGTCATCTATTCCAGTTAAAATGTTATGTACACCTCTTGCACCGTAAAAGTGAGATATAATTGTATTACCAATAACGTTTTGCCACTTGAGACCAGGAACGGTCACAATATTTTCCATAATGTAAACCATCCTGTCGTCAGCGGTTATTGAAGGGTGAAAGTATTCTACTTCTAGTCCAAGAGCCGGGTCAGTTGGGTTGTAAGATTCAACTATTCCTTTTTGGAATAATGTTCTCCTATTTACCATCTTTACAAAATGCTCATAGTCTTTCAATACATCCCAATCAATGTTGTTTCTAAGTAACTGGTCTTTTGTACTACCAAGCTGAATTAGCCTATTATCCATCTAAATCCTCCAAATGTCTCACATTTTCTTTTTCTGTAAAGTCATGAGAAACATGTATTACCTTTCCATCCCAACTTTCTTCTATCTCTTCTTTTTGAATAATATCATCTTCAAAGAAAAACTGAACTTCGATTCCCTTTTCGTTTTTTAAGAACTTTAAGGTATGCGCTTTGTGTGCTCCTGAACTTTCTCTTGATTTTTCTTCAAATGGTAATGGATTAAAATATACATGATTTTTGATTCCATGCTTGTGTAAAAAGGCTTTAGTCTCTGGTTCTTCTTCATAACTTCTACCCGTTATGATTACATCGTTGGGACCAGGCCTTACACCACATACTCCATTTCCTAAATGAATTACCCCGTCTATGTCAAATCCATTAATTTTCATCATTCATCTGTTTTGAAGTAGATTCAGTTAATCTTCTGTTAGCTAATTCAGTACATTCATAAACAGCATCAGAAAACATCATCTGATCTGGTGGAGTCTTTTGTGTAAATGCTGAAGGACCTCTTAATGCTCCTACAACACCTAATTCTCTAGCAACCTTTAAGTATCTAATAGCATCTATAACTACTCCTGCAGAATTTGGGCTATCTTGTACACTTAGCTGTGCGTCAAATATTACTGGAGAACCGCCAAAGCCTTCAAGCTCTAGTCTAAAGTTTGCAACTTTGTTATCTCCATAATAGTGAATGTATTCAGAAGGTCCTGCGTGAAGGAATGAATCTTCAGTTGAAATGTTTCTAATATCATTCTGAGCTCTAATTACGTTTTCTTTAGAAATCTTTTTTGATGCTAATCTACTTTTGTCTTCCATATTTAAGAAATCTGTATTACCACCAACATTTCTTTGAATATGAGCCTTTACATGGTGACCTCTTTCAAAAGCCAATTCTTGTAGCATTTGAGATAAAATACTTGCACCAAATTGAGAACGCATATCATCACCAATCAATGGAATACCTGCATCAATAAATCTTTGCTCCCATGCAGGGTCAGATGCTATAAATACTGGAATACAGTTTACAAAAGAGATTCCAGTTTCTAAACAAATTTCTGCCCAAAACTCTGTTGTCTTTTGAGAACCTACTGGTAAATAGTTAACGAGTACCTCAACGTCTCTTTTCTTTAATTCTTTGATAATAGAATCTTTCCAAGATCTTTCTAACTTAGACGTCCAAGATACTCTGTTCATATCTGTAGAATTCCTTAATTTTTCTGAAACTAAGAATCTATTTTCTTCAGGATAACTATCCATTAGACCTGCATAACCATCAATTACTGGAGATTCAAATACTGGAGCATTACACTTAATAGTATCTACAATATCCCATGCGCAGTTTGGTCTTTGTTTAAGAGCTTTACCTAAACCTAATCCAGTTTTACGCTCATCAATATCAAAACCTATTACAAATTCAACATCGCCAGCTAAATAACCACCAATGTCTGTTTTCATTACACCAGTTTCTTCTTTGTTATTTTCAGCATAGTATTGTACACCTTCAACAAGTGACTTAGCGCAGTTTCCTACACCTATAATACCTACTTTAATTTTACTACTTTTTGCCATTTTAATTCCTCTTTAATTGTTATTTTATATAATATAATAAATTTTTTTTAATCGGAAAAATTATTTCACTTTTATTTTCCCCAATATAAATACTAAGTTAGAATGAAAAAACTACACTTTTGTGATATTTATTTTCACAATTATTTTCCATATCCCATCTGTAGTATTCTCTACTTAAGTGAACACTTTGTGGTTTTTCCATGGCATCAAACGATAATTCTTTTTTGTCATTTAATATATTTTCTGGCCATGATAAAGCCTTCCATCCATATTGAGCACAAACACTATCAACTGTTTCATTGAATATTTTTACCAATTCTGTTCTCTCTTCCCAAGAACCATAGAATGGTGTGTCTTTGTAATATCCTGTTTTTGGTAATTTTCTGCTTTCATTTTCGATGGGTAGTGCATGAGATATTTCAATGTTTGGGATATTTAACCTGTTCAATTGATCTGCTAAATATGTAACCATAACTCTAGTAGCTTTTTCTCTATCTTCTCTTCTACAAAGATGGTGCCTAATATCTATGTTTCCTGCATAAAAAGTAAGATGGGTTAGGTCGTCTGTGTTTATGCCAGACTTTTCCATTATCTTTTCTTTAACTCCGTCTCTTAATATTGAAAACAGCGTTAACCCATCGTTTCTACTTGTCATGTATCCTGCCTGATACTGTGAAAAAGAATGACTGTCTCCAAAACAAAGTTTAGTTGTCTTTTCTATTCTATCGATCTTCTCAGTTCTATCAATTGCTTTTTGTAATTCGTCTAGTTCTATTATTTTTGCATAAGAAGAAGTAGAACTATTTTTCAGTCTCTTAGATACCATATCTACCAAGTTAGGCATTTCATGCTCTAGGCATATCAGTTTTCCAGGATAACTTTCTAGCTGAATCATTTTTTTACAAAACTCATCTCCTAGTCCACCAAATAAATTTAAAGTGCCTTCATAACTTATGCCTAGATAAAGAATAACTGCATCATAATCGTGAAGTCTTTCGCCTTTTTCCATAATGGTTACGTTAGTATACCCTGCGTTTGTACACTGGTTATATGCCTTATGGGCCCATGCTCCATTATGATTTGATATTCTTTTTGATATAGGGCCAGTTAATCCGTCTATTCCTATCTTTAAATTTTTGTCTTGAATTTTGTCTACTAATGTTACCATATTATCTTGTTCCTGATGAACCAAACCCTCCTTCTCCTCTTGAAGATTCTGATTCATATAAATTATTACTATCTATTAACTCTACTGAAGGTTCACCAAGAGGTAATAAGACAAACTGAACTATCTTGTCTCCAGGTTTAATATACTGCGGAGATTCTCCTACATTTGTCAAGTTTATGTGTACCTCTCCTTGATAACCGCAATCTACTACACATGCACCAACATGTAAATTCTTCTTTACAGCTACACCACTCTTATTGAATGCTACAAGTGCATGACCAGCTGGTACATTAACTTTTATACCAGATGGAATTAGGCAAGACCTACCTGGAAATATTTCTGTTTCGCCTTCATAATCATTTGGTATAAAAAAGTCTATACCAGCATCAGTTGAATTGGCTCTTGTTGGAGTTTTTACATCTCTAATTTTACTTATCTTCATTATTTTTCTCCTTGATATAGTTATCTAAACCTCCTAAATATGCAACACAGTCTAATAGATTGTCTTCTCTATAATTGTATGAATGGCGAGATAATTTTAGAGCTATCAAAGCCGCATACATATCTTCAGCTACAAAGTCTTTGCCAGTCATACCACTAGCTATCTTTGCTGCTCTTTCCATGCCTTCACTAAAAGGACCATATTGTCTTTCTTTTTCTTCTGATCGATTATTTATTATCTCGTCAGCTCTTTTAAGTATTGATTCTTTCTTTTTCATATAAATAATTTTTGCATTTGTTTATTTGTAAAAGCTACTAATTCTAGTTTTTCCATACTTCTTTGCGGTAAAAATACCTCTTCTCTGTCTATATAATCTATATTTACCTCAGGCTTTAATATCCAGTTGCCATCAGATCTGTGTACCTGTTTGGTTGCATCCATAAGTATATTATCTCTCATGTTGTAATGCATATCATATAAATGTAAACTACCTGCAATGTGATAGTATGAGCCTAATTCTAAATCTGGATATATTTCTCTAAGCTCATTTAACATTAGTTGTTGAAATAGGCAAAAATTAAATATATCGTTACACAAGCCAAAAATAATATCGTTACTTCTCATATTGACGCAAAGATGCAATTTATTGTCTCTAATAAAAACTTGTAAAAATTGAGTGCATGGAATATCATGCCAGTTTTTAGTCTTATGGTAAGGCTGACCAATTACAATTGTACACCTTCTAGAGTCCATGTCTTTTTCTAACTCTTTCTTAATCCAATCCCATTGCTCTCCTAGTATGAATGTACCGTAATTTGATTCTACTTCATTTTGGCCATCTTGAATTCTTAACCAAATATTAGCACATTTACCAATGTTATCTACTCTTTTATTTCTAGATAGATACCATAAGAATTC